GTCTTTGTTAAACTTGTGTGCTAACGCATATAGTATATGTGTTTCCATTTCAACTGCAAGTGTGCCTAATTTCTGTTGTTCTTTCCACCAGTTTTCATTTGGATTATAAAACCAATCACTTGATATAATAGGACCTGCATATGCGATAGATGAATATAACTCCATGTATCTTCTTAATAAATGCTCTGTAGCTGATGGACAAAATGTACCATTAAAAAATTTACTTGTCATTGCATTATCTGTATGTGCTGAAGTAGCTACAACTATATCACCGACATTTATATCTTCACGAATACCACCACAACTACCTACTCTAATAATGGTTTGCACATCATAGATATTATAGAGTTCATGTATATAGATTGCGTTGGAAGCCATTCCCATACCACCTCCTTGAACGGAAACACGCCTTTTCTCATCATTCCAATGTAAGTAACCTGTAAACCCTAACATATTTCTTACAGAGTTTACTTGTTTTACTTCATCTAAATATGTGTCTGCAATCCACTTTGCTCTTAATGGGTCGCCTGGCAATAATACTATATCTGAATAATCACCTTTTTTAGCTTCTATGTGTGGCGTCATAAATGTCCTTCCAACTTTTTACTCTTGGTCCTGTCCAACCCTCACGGTTATAAGGCCAATCCATTAAATAAGTTTTTAATCCTACTTCTAGTCCGTCTTTCGCATAATCAATTCTATCTTCAATCCACATATAATTAGTGCCTGAATATTTTGATTGTAGTATTTCTTTTTTAGGTTTTCTAAAATCACCTGCACAATATATTTCATCAAATACATCACCAAAAAGATGTTGTAAATTAATCTTTCTTAATCTATGAGCATACTTGTCTTTACCTATCATAGTAACAACATCAAATCTGTAACCCTCTCTCGCAAGTCTTGTTACATATTCAACACTATCCTTATATGCTGGAATATATCCTAACGCACCAGTTTGATTAAACTCATGCACTTTTTCTAGTGCTTCGTTTTCTGGTATGCCGTATCGTTTTGCTTGGGAAAAATGGTGGTCTGTATTTGGTAATCTAAAATAACCTTGTTCTCTCATCCAGACATCAAAAGCAAATGCCCAATCTAAAAGAACACCATCACAATCAGTTATTATTTTTTTCATAATCTATCAATAATCTCCTAATTTCAGGCCATGTGCCTAAATCAATATAGTCTTCAACTTCAATTACTTTACTACCAAATATTGGTGTTTGTGTGATTTCGTTTATTGTATGTTTTTGTTTAAGTGTAGATTTTTCCATAAAATTTATACACTCAAAAAAGTTTCTTCTTCTAAATGCAAAGGCGCACCAAAATGAATTGTAATATTCAACTCTATCTGTTGGTTTATCTTCATACTCTACTACATTACCCTCTTTGTTAACATAGATTGCACCTTTTGTTTTTAATATATCTCTGTTTTCTTCTCTTTTAACTAAAAAACTAAAACCAGTTTCTTCTAATGCCTCTGTCACCAATGTATATAAATCTTTACCTGGTTGTAACTTCATTATCGTATCTGGCAGTAACACTAGATTGTGTTCTCCAAATACATGATAGGCACTTTTAATTGCACCTGTATATTCTTTTTCACTAGGGTTTTGAAATACAAATGTTATGTTATATCTGTCTTTATACTTAGCTAGATATTTAATTAAATCTGTTTTATCTTCATTGATAACAACCACAAACTCTACTTGATTTCTACCATAGTCTTTAAAAAAATTAAAACAATTATCAATTAAGGCACTATCACTATCTAATCTTAATATTTCTTTAGGGTATGGTAGATTTAATCTTGTGCCTCTTCCTGCTGATGGTAAAATAACTGTTAATTTCATATGCAAAATCTTTTTAACACCTCTAATTTTTTTTCATGTGACCATACTGTAGCAGTTCTAGCCGTAATCCAAAATGCGTATTCAGGCAATGTTGTTTCTATACCATATTTATCTTTAATCTGGTGTTCGCATTTTTCTAATTCTTGTGGTAAGTTTTCCATTTGCCACATATTCATTTCATGGTCTGTATCTGGTGGATTTTTTAACATTATAACTGCTTGGTCTACGACTTTCTTTGCAGCTTCAGGTGTAAATATAGCGCCTGATACACCACCTAAACCAGTTGTTGTTTTAGGTTTAGGTCTTTGTATTCGCCATTGACCTTTTATCTTTGTAGGTAATGTCATCTCTCTGACAGGCAAACAATTAATTTGAGTTTCTAAAATATTTTGTTGATAAAGATAAGGTAAATATAACCACCTTAATAGATAAAAATGATTTCTTGTAGGATTTTCTGGAAACCATTCTGTAATATCATTGAAATCAACCATGTGGTCGACACATTTTTGTTTTGCTTCATCTGTTGGATTATATAATGCTATATGTCTTCTTAATTCTGGATAGATTTTACTGGTTTGTTTTTCCCATAGGTCAAAATAGAGGTCAAAATATTTTGGGTCAGCTGCACAATATAATATCATCTTGGTATCTCTGTATGTGGTATGTGTAGTTTACTTCTTATCTTTGCCTTGTCTTCTCTATCTGTAACATAGTAACCCTCTATGTGAGTATAATTATTTAGTCTTGCCCAATATACCCTTTTATTACCAGTTTGAACATATAAACCTGGTTTTACATTACCATCTTCTAAAAGATGTTGAGGTGTTTTACCTCTTTTTAATCTTTCTTGTACCCAATCTTCCGTATGAGGTGATACTGTGATAGGATAAATCATACCATGTTTATTAAAACTTTCCCAATAATTAAATTCATTCATTCTATCTTCTAGCCAATTATTTGGTGGCATAAGAATTAAATCTTTTAAATCTAATTCTCTTAAATCGTTATAGATACTATCAACTTTTTCTTTTGCTCTTAAAATTTTCATAACCAACTTTCTGTATAAAATAACTATCTGCAATATCTGATATAGGATTACCTACTTTATCTGTATCAAATATCTTTTTCAAGTCAAGTTTAGTTTCTTTTTTAAATGCCTCATACATCATATCTTTGTCTGCGTTTCCTTTTCCTGTAGCACCCTTTTTAACAACACTTGGTACAACGGTTTGATAAGGGTAATTTTTTTCTTGTAATCTGTATTTGAGTATGCCACAATTTTCAGCGATTTGAAAAAGACCTTGGCCTTTAGAACCAAATGAATAGCCTTCAATAAAAATTTGTGGATTATAAGTTTGAAAGATAATGTCAATGACAAAATCTGAAATATTTTTAAATCTTTGTATAGGGTCAGTCCACTCTTTATGTTCATAACCAATTATATCCTCACTTTGTTGGCCTACCCATTTCTTTTTAGTGGTCAAGTAGTAAAACATTAAGTTACCATTGTTCACACAAACGGCAGGACTTGTTAAACTATAATCAATCCCAATTATCGTCTTCGTCTTTGTTGACCCACTCAACTTCATCTTCTTCATTTTCTACCTCGTATCCACAAAATGGGCAAGTAAGAGGTTCTAAATCTTGCTCTTCACTATCCCACGCTACGGTATATTTAGTTTCGCAATTGGAGCAGGTCTTTGTAGCTTTGTTATCCATTATAATTTAAATTTTTTAAATTGGTCTTTCTTAACATCTTGTTTAACACCACCAATCACATAACTTTCTATCTCTGTTTCTTGTGGTGCATTTTGAGTACCTTTTGAATTTAACCAATGGTCTACCCAAGGTAATGGATTTGTTCTTTGTTCGTATCTTGGTTCTAAACCAATACCTTTCATTCTTCGATTTGCCATGTACTCTACGAATTGGTGTAATAGCTTCTCTGATAGACCTATCATAGAACCTTTTGAAAATAGATATGTTGCCCAACGCTTTTCCTCCGCTAATGCTTCATCATACATTTTATATATTTCTTTTTCACATTCTTTACCAATCTTGACCATGTCTTTATCATCACCTCTTTTCCAATTATTAATAATTGTTTGCGACATTGCAAGGTGTTGACTTTCATCTCTTGCAATAAATGATATAATTTTAGCAGAGCCCTCTAAAAGTTTTAGTTCACCAAATGCAAATGAACAAGCAAATGATACATAGAATCTTAAACCTTCTAGTATGTTTACTGTACACATTGCTAGATACATTTTCTTTTTAAGTTCATATAGGTCAATTTTATCTTTATCTAAATGCCATCTATAACCCATTTCAATTAAATCATCATAGGTTTTTGTAACTGATTGACTTCTTTTTTCAATCTTTTCATCTTTAATAATCGTGTCAAATACTTCATTAGGGTTTGCATATAAATTTTTAATTATATATGTATAACTTCTACTGTGAATTGTTTCCATAAAATCCCATGTTACAATACAGCCCTCTAATTCTGGATTAGAAACAAATGGTAAAAATGCTAAACATGGACCTCTACCTTGAACACTATCTAACATGGTTTGATATTTAAGATTAGATGTAAATATAAACTTTTGTTGTTCATTTAATTGTAGATAATCGTTTCTATCTTTTTGTAAAGATACTTCTTCAGGACGCCAGATCT